CGACCGTTGCGACTGTTCCAGTTGGCGACATCAGCGGTACGCTGCCGATTGCTAAGGGTGGAACGAATCTAACAACCGCTCCAGCGAACAAGATTCCGGTGGGTGATGGAACCACCTATCTCCAGAAAGAAATCGTTGGGACAGCTCCGATTGTTGTGACGAATTCGGCTGGAAACATCACGCTGTCCGCGCCTTCGATTGTTCCATTCAACTACGTCACGTTTACGCGGAGAGTTGACTCTGGAACTCTTCCGTATGTTAACCCATCACCTGCGAATCAAAACATTTTTAGCAGCACAAATTATCCAAGTACAAACTATACCGGAATTGACACTGCCTCTGGATTCAATTCCGTAAACGGAAGGTTTGTCGTTCCTTACTCTGGATACTACAGGTTAGACGCTTTATTTATTTTTACACCTGCTGCTGGCAGTTACGCCAACGCTGCAATTAGAAAAAACGGATCAACAACTCTTCTTCCGTTAAGCGAAACAGCAACAATTTCTCCGGTTGCGATTGGGCCGTTTTTTCTTCAATACATAGATCAAGCTATTGCCGGGGATTATTACGAGCTTGTTGTTACGTCTTTTGGGTCTGGCGGAACAGTCGGAGCTAACTCCTCATTCTCCGTCCAGCGGATTCAGGCTTAAACCATGAGCGAACGCGCACCACGCAGGTACACGGACGGATCTGTCACCTTCGAGGGTGGCATTGATGCTGGCGTGATGCCTTCCGAGGTGGACAAGAATCAGGTTGCGTTCGCGGTTAATGCCAATTTTCGCGAGGGGTTCATAGCTCCTCGCCCTGGTTTCACTCAGAAAGACTACGACCTCTGCGTCACGATTACGGCAGATAATGCCGAGATTACCGCTGACCAGACGAACGTAACGGCGGATGGATGGTCGGAGGATTGCTACGGTCCTCAGGGTCTGACCGGCACATTCCAATGCGCTCTACCCTACATCTCGGACGATGGACGCACGTTTATCCTGCTGATGATCAGTGGTAAAGTGTGGCTTTACGACTGCCTTCAGAATAAGGCTCAAGACCTCACAGTTTCCGCTGACCTAGAAAATCCTTCCAACCTGCTCGATGGCTGGATGGTTCAAGCTGAGAACTTCGTCGTCATTCAAGATGGATTCAGCAAGCCGCTGATCTTCAACGGGACAAGTCTGCGTCGAGCTAAGGACGACGAAATTAAGACCGGCAGAGTTATGGCCTACGTCAATGGCCGTATCTGGTACGCGCTTCCAAACGGCTTTTCATTCCGAGCCACCGACATCGTTTATGGAGACGGTACGCGAGCCAGCGTTCTCAAGGAAACCGAGAACACCTTCCTCAATGAAGGCGGAGACTTTTCGGTTCCGTCGGATTCAGGAGGCATCACAGCAATGGCCGTCCCCGGCGATCCAGATACGTCGCTTGGTCAAGGACCGCTTCTTGTCTTCACGCCTCGATACGTTTTCAGCGTCCAAGCCCCTGTAGATCGCGATGTTTGGAAGAACCTGAACTATCCCATTCAGGCTATCAGCTTGCTGACCAGCGGCGCGTTAGGCGCACGGTCGGCCATCACCGTCAATGGCGATGTCTTCTACCGAGCTATCGACGGTATCCGCTCGTTCATCATTGCTCGTCGGTCATTCAATGACTGGGGCAACACACCCATCAGCGGCGAGATGACGCCCATCGTTGAGAACGACCAAACAAGTCTTTTGTGGGCCAGTTCTGCCGTCGTCTTTGACAATCGGGTGTTGATGACCTCTCAGCCTCGCTTCAATTCGGAGGGCGTGATTCATAAGGCCATATCCGTACTGGATATGGAGCTTGTCACCTCGATGCGGAAGAAGGCTCCTCCAGCATGGTCTGGCATCTGGACCGGCCTGAACGTGTTGCAGCTCGTCAAGACCGAGAACGCTTACGGAGACGCTTGTTTCGCAATCGCTCGCGGATCGGATGACACGATTCAGATTTGGGAAATCACCAAGGGTGACAAGTTCGACATGAACTTGAGTGAGACTCCCAAGAAGGAAATCGAGTGGCAGGTGCAGACTCGCGCCTACAACTTTGAGGTTCCATTCGGTCTGAAGCGGCTCGATTCCGGCGACTTGTTCATCGACAAGCTGGAAGGCGATGTCTCCTTCAATGTCACCTATCGACCTGACCAGTATCCTGGCTGGATCGAGTGGATTGACTTCGCCGAATGCGCGACTGTTACGCAGTGCTTTGATCTTTGTCCGATTACGAACTTCAAACCGCAGTATCGGCCTAAGATGCGCTTCCCGACTCCATCGGATGCGCCGTGCAACGCGACAATCAGCACTCCCGCTCGGAATCTTTACGAGGTTCAGGTCATGCTGAACATCATCGGGTACTGTCGGGTCAAGAGTCTTCGAGTTCACGCCTACGACATCCAAGAGTCGAGTGTTGGAGAGTGCCGGACAGTCTTCCCTGCCTGCACACCGCTTGATGTCTGCGATATCAACCCGCTGACCTACACATCGGAATAGCCTAACAATTATGCCAAACCTTACGCTCATCACGCTTACTCCGCCGAGTTTGCCGGTTGGATACTGTCCGCTGAACTACCAGACGTTGGCCAACGATATCATCAGCGGCACTCAGGCGACGTTCAACAGCTCGATTGGAAACTCGTTCTTCAACTTTGGATCGACCACTCCTGCGCTGAACAATCAGGTTTATCCGTGGCTGGATGAGAAGGGCAACTGGTGGGTGCGTGTTAATGGATACTGGGCAAGACAGCATCCGGTTGCACCCAACAGCTCCGAGCGTCGCATATTTGCTGGTACTGCCGCAGACATCTTGAGCTACGACGGCGGCGACGGAACCGCTACCGCTGCCCTGATGACTGGCCCAATGTGGGAGATTGACACAAATTTCGATGCTCGATTCCCGGTTGGCGTTGGAGCGTTTGCGGCGAGCGGAACCGTGAACGTCAATGGAACCTCAACGACTACATCTGTTGTCGGAGAGGACAAGCACACGCTTATCGTTGGCGAAACCCCGTTCAACGAACACACACACGGTGTTGCCAAGTTGGCTGCTCCCAACAACGACGACTACTACCTTGTTTCAAAATCTTGGTCTGGCCTTGGCTCTTACCCCAGTCAAATTATCCAAGGTGCCGCTGGAACGGGTGGCGGAGGAGCAGGTCCAAGCATCACGACTGGTGAAGTTGGAACGACCAACGCGGACAAGACTGGCAACGACAGCCAGAACGCCATCGGTCATAACAACCTTCCGCCGTTCTACGGTGTGTACTTCATCAAGCGAACCATCCGAGAATACTACACCAAATGAAGCTGATTGTTCAGGACATCCGCTCGACTATCGCTCGGGTCATCGGCGTATGTGTCGATGATCAGCGCGTTTACGACTACATCAACCAAGCGTGTCGAAGGCTTCTACACAAGGGTCTGTGGGCCGGTGCGTACGGACGATTCACGATTCATACGGTCGGCGGTTGCATCACTTGGCCGCGCCAGATCGAAACCATCGAGTCCGTAGCCGATTGCTGCGGAGTTGGAACCGTTCGCAATCAATGGTTCGAGTTTCAGGAAACCGGCTATGGACTGCTCAACTCAGGAGACGCTTGCGTCGGTAAGCAGCTTATTGACCGTGGGACTGTCGTCTCTTACCGCGACATGTCTGGTGGTCTTAACAGCGTTCTACGAGTCTACCCTGGAGACAATTCAGACATCGGTAAAACAATCATACTCCAAGGAACCGACGCGAACGGGAACTGGATTCGCACACAACTGCCGAGTGGAAGCTGGATTGATGGAGAACAGTTGACGTTGGCTATGCCATATGTTCAGTCCATAAAGCTGTTCACCTCTTTGACTGGCGTCATCCGCGAGGCGACGAACACTGCGAGCCGCTTGTATGAAAAGAATCTTACAAGCGGAGCCGAACTCGATCTGGCAGTTTACGACCCCGATGAAACTCTGCCGCAGTATCGCCGCAGTCTGCTGACCGACCGCTGCCATAACGACGAGGATAAGCCGGTGACGGTCATGGCGAAGATGCGCCATATCAACGCGACGAGCGTTAACGACTACCTCATTCCTCCGTGTCCTGATGCCATCAAACTGATGGTCATGGCGATTCGCAAGGAGGAGAACGATTTGATTCAGGAAGCAGTGGCCTACGAAGCTAAAGCGGTTCAAGCTGTGCAGGAGCAGACGATGCAGTATCTGGGCGATGCAGTGCATACGATACGCATGGTCGGCGTCGGTTTGAACGGCGGAGGATTTTCGCAATGGTTCTGAACCAAAAGGATAATTTATGGCAATAGGACTTGGAGCGGCAATTTTGGGCGGAGCGGGAATCTCGGCAGCGGGAAGTCTGCTCGGTGGACTGTTCGGCGGAAAGAAGCCGAAGGTTCCTGAGCTGAAGCCG